ACTGCGTCGCCGTCTTTGTCCTGAATGACAGGCTTCTGAAACTGCTCAGAGTCCCACGTAACAAAGGCCGGGTCGCTTGTCGGCGTTTCGCTTAGCTCGCGCTCGCTGCTGTAGTTGGCGGTGACCACCCAGCCTGCATAGGGTGCGTCATTTTCGACTGTTAGCTCGCGGCACCACGCAGACGAGTCTTCAGGGTGCAGGCTGCCGATATTCGGCAAGCTTGCATTGCTGCCGATTGCGTAGGGTCCGTCATCCGGGTCATCAGTCACCAGCCGGAATTGCCGTTGATAGGTTCGGATTCCGAGCGAGTTTTTAGCCTGTCGTCCTGCTGGGATTTCGCCTTTGTAAATGATGGTCATTAGTTGACTGCCTCCGCAATTTCAACCTGCTGCCCTTTGGGCTTGCTTTTCTTCAACTGGTCAACGATGGCCTTTTGCATTTTCTGAATCGCGCTTACCGTCGGGTCGCCGCTTCCCATCATCGCTTGCACGATTGCCGAGTATGCCTCAGCACTGCCACGCTGCAGGGCTCCTGTTGCCTTCGTCTGCATTGCCTGCGATTCACCCCGCCGCACGTCGCCAACTGACAACGCCGCGTCAATGGCCTCCATGTCCAGCGCAGGCATTTCCGGCGGTGTGATCGCCTTTTCAATTTTGGCTGCAAAGTCTTTGGCGATTGGCCCGAGTTCTGGTGCTTTGAATTCTGGCATCTGCAGCAGTGCCTGCCCCGGTGCAGCCTGAATATTCAACGCCTGATCTGCCAGCCCGAGTGCAACTGCTGCCTGCTCGCCGATGTTTTGCAGATACGCCTGCAGTTCTCCGAAAACATTGCTGATACTGATCGCCACGTTTTGCACCATCACCGCTGCACTGTCGATGATGAATGAAAACGTCGCTGATGCGTAGCCCTTGGCAGTCTCGAATGCTACCGCGAATGTCTGGCCAAAATTGCCCAGCACCACGCCAGAAACCTTGCCAAACACCTTGATCTCATCGCCCCACGATAGCAGCGTATCAATCACGATATTTGCGGCAGGCAGGATTGCTTCCCCGATGATAATTCCAACCTGCTTGAGGTTGTCAATCAATGTACTGAACTTGCCCGCTGTTGTTGTGCTGAGTTCTTTCATCAGCCCGTTGAATTTTCCGCCCGGGCCGGTCATGCTTTGCAATGCCGCCTGTAATTCCGGGAACCCAACCCGCCCTTGCTCCACTAACTTTTTAACCTGCGATTCAGCAACGCCAAATTGCTGTGCCAATGCCTGAATCACCGGAATGCCCCGCCCGGTCAATTGGTTGATGTCTTCACCAAACAACCTGCCCTGCACTCTGGCTTTGCCGTAGATTTCCGCCAGTTGCCCCAATGGCTGCCCAGTTCCTGCGGCAAGGTCTCCGAGCATTCGCAATTCATCGACAACGGTGTTTGCTCCCGCGCCAAAACTAATCAGCATTCGTGCAGCGTCTGCAATATCCATCTGCTGAAACGGTGTTTCTGCTGCGAACTTCTGAACGTCTGCCATCACGCGTGCTGCGTCATCTGCGGAGCCCGTTAGCACCTTGAATTGAACATTCAGCGTTTCCACGTCCGCCGCAAGTTTTATCATGCCGCCAACGCCAGCACCTGCAGCAAATCCGCCCAGCACTGTTGCCGGATTCATCAGCGTGCGGCCGATGCCAGTCAATGTGCGTTTTGCATACGTGGCAAACGCGGCGATGCGTCGCCGTGCCCGTGCAATGCCACGCTCAAACGCTGAGGTTTTCGCCGTCAGGTTAACGACCAGGCTGTTCGCGCTTGCCATGTTATCGCCTCGCTATCGCCTGCAAGTGTTGCCCGATTGCCGCTGCCGATTGTTTCGGCGTCAGTTTGCCGCCGTTTGATGGTGCCAGCCACGGAGCGAAATCTGACGCCCTCATTTCAGCACCGACAAAACCCGCCAGCAGTTCCCCAATGCGTGCGAGAATAATCTCACACCCCCGGTTGCCGATTGGCTCGACGCAATCAACAGCCTGCCAGTGTTGCCACTGCTCAGGCGTCATCGTGTCCAGCATCGCTTCCGGGTCCGTAAACCCCAGCACCGCCGCCAGCCTTGCAGCCAGTAGCCGTGCGGGGTCGCGTTTTAGTTTCCCACCGTTTCTTCGATGTCGGTCTTCGACATTCCAGACAACCGCTGAGCCACGTTGACAATGCGTTCCAGCACGTCTGCACGCTTGGTTGCCAATGTGGCAATATCTTCAGACGTGAAGATTGGCTGCCCGCTGTCGTCGCGGCAGCACGCCACAACCAGACGCTCCCGGAACTCCTGAATGCGTGCGTCGACTGTTGCCCCGGATTTATTGGTAAAGCTCCGCTCAAACCGCGTCCGCTCGCCTGCGGTCATGCCCCACACTGGCACCACGTAACCTTCGCCCAGTTCAGGCAACGGCACGTCCTCGCGTGGCTGGTCCTTCAGTGCATTCAGAAACCACGCCCGGTCAATTACTGTCCTCGTCATCAGATCCCCCGATCTTGTTTCCGTTTTCGTCGTACCCCTCAAACTCACCAGCCCGATATGCCTCGCGGTCTTCGGGCTCAATTCCTTTCGCCAGCATTTCCCGGCTCAGCAGCACCTGCTGCCGGTTGTTTTGCCAGCCCTTGCACGCTCGCTCTGCCTCATCGTCTGCAGGCTCTGCATCGCCATTGCCAACGAGCAGCACGGCTGCCCGTTCTGGCACGTCAATAATTGCACCACGCAACCAGAAACGTCTGCCGCTTTGCTCCGTCATCTGTTCAGAATCAGGAGCACTGGCGGCAACGCCGAGATCATCACGTATCAACCGAATCTGCATTGGTCAGCCAATCAGGTTGAGTAGGCAAACAGTTGATCGAGTTTCAGGCTAACATCTGCCTTGAGGCCGTCGTTCATTGCCCCGGTAAAACCAAACCCCACGCCAGCACTCGTGAAAGTGCAGTTGGTTGTGTCTGTGAAAGTGATATCCCAGTTGCACGCAGCCGGGGTTGTTATGAGATCAGTGATGGCCTGATGTCCGGCCAGTGCAGGATCATAGAACATCGAGAAATCAAAGCTCCCGCCTTCGCTGTAGCCGGTGGCCTCGTACTCTTTCCCGGCACCGCTTGTGTCAATCGTGGTGGCGTCGAATGTTTCCGACTCCGCGCCGCTGCTGTTGAATTCTGTGATCTGCGCAACAGCAGTCAGCACTGTGGCAATTTCCTGCTTGATAACCGTGCCTTTGACTTTGACTTTCGCCATTGCTCAGCCCTTTCATTAACGGCCCTTGCGGGCGATTTCTTTCTGGAGTTGTTTGTCTGCCCGTGCCTGCATCAGTGCTGGCAACCTGCCTGCAGCACGCCTGAACGCAAGCCCTGCAAGTCCTGTCTGTTGTGCTGGCATTGAGCCAGTTGGTTGTAGTACTCTGCCAGGCCTTGCGACTCCTGGCGCTGATCGCTTCTGCCCCCGGTACCGTTTCTTTGTTCCCATAATCCACCAGTGCACATTAGGTGCACCGATTCCAACGCCCCGCCCCACTCGTGACGGCGCGTTGTTTTTTGGCTGCTTGCTCCTGCCCCTGCCGACGTGTACGCCGACCTTTGCAGTCACTCGCTTTGAGCCCTTAACAATGTGCCGGATTGCCTTGCGTGCTTCCTTTACTTTTGGCGAAAGCTCGCGCCGCATTTCCTTTGCTATCTCATTCACCGCCGCACGGAGTGCAGCCTTGACTATCCTGCGGCCGCTGTTCGTTTCCATCTCCCGGAACAGTCGCGTTAGCTCCTGCAATCCTTCGATGGTCACGTCATCAGCCATAACGCATTTCCTCGCCTCGCACGTCAAACCCGTTCGGCGTGGTTACGTCAAACGCGCTGCCGCCGTCCTTGCGGGTCTTGATGCGGTATTGAGTTTTTGCGGTGTCGCTCCAGTCCCACGGGCTTTGCCCGTAGTCCATTGATTCGACTGTGTAGGTGTATGTAACGCCGTTGATCGTGCGTGCGATGATGTCGCCGATTGCGGGCGTGCCTAACGTGTAGGATGCAACCGGGATCAACCAATCGGCATAATCCACGGTCGCTTCCGTGTCTGCTCCTAGTG